CGCTTTTTCAGAAAAGCACCCGATATTGCAGAAAAAACAGTTGCCGAAATGGCTCAGTTGGTAGAGCAATTCATTCGTAATGAATAGGTCCCGGGTTCGAGTCCCGGTTTCGGCTCAAGGGGGGTCAAAATGCCCCCTTTTTTTATTTTGCGCCAATAGGCTATAAATCAATATTTTACAAATCTAATCGACTGATCTTCAACGTGTTTAAGTAATCTTACTAATGATTACTGCCGTTACTGTGCATTACTTATCATTACACTGTTGAACTATTTGTGATACCAATTTGTTCCTGGTATCACAGCTGGTATCACACTTGGTATCACATTTACCATAATTAACAAATTATAAACTAAAAAGAAACAGTATGGAAACATGGAAAATCAAGCCGGTATTCGACAGAAAAAAGAAAGCAACACCGGAGAAATCAGCTAAGGTTGAAATTGAAATTAAATTCTCACGTACAGAAAGGAAATGGATCTCAACAGACATTGAACTGTATTCAAACCAATGGGATGGAGAATTTGTGGTACGTCACGCTAAATTCAAACAATTAAATAAAGCAATAACCCAATATGTAAAAAAGTTTGATGATATTATCAAAAATATAAGAAAAGAAGGAAAAGACATCAATCTAAAAAACTTTAATATTTTTTATAACGAAAAACACGTAAAGTCTAAATCGTCATTTTTAGATTTCGCTTATGACGAGTTACAAAGAAGGGATCTTAAATGGTCAACCAAACGAGCGCACCTTATAGCACTGGAAGCTCTAAAACGCTCCGGAGTAATTAAAACATTTGACGATATCACTCCTGAAAATATAGCTTTATTTGACAGGTTTATAAGAAGAGAAGATCCAACAAGAGGACAGACAACAATACATGGATACCATAAGAGAATAAAACCTTATATTAATGAAGCGCTTCGGCTTGGACTTATCGAGGACACACCTTACAGGGTATTCAAAGATAAACATGGTAGATATAAAACAAGACAGCCTCTCACAATGGACGAACTGCAATCTATCCGCAATATAGAGTTGAATGATCGACAATTACAAAAAGTACGTGACCAGTTTATATTTCAATGCTATACCGGCTTATCATGGGTTGACTTATACATGTTTGATTATGACAGATGTACTGTAGAACATAACGGAGTTGCATATATAGACGGAGAACGTATCAAGACCGGAACCAAATTTTACACACCTATACTTACTCCAGCAATGGAAATATTAAAAAAATACGATTATAAATTTACAGTCCCTACTGTACAGTCATTTAACAGAAGTCTTAAAATCATAGCTGAACTTATCGGCTTAAAAAAGCCCTTAACCAGTCACATAGCCCGGCATACATTCGCTACCACTGTTGTTTTAGCAAATGACGTACCTATCGAAACGTTGTCTAAGATGCTAGGGCACACAAAGGTTTCAGTCACACAAGTTTATGCAAAAATTCTAAATAGTTCAGTAGAAAAACATGCGGAAAAATTAAACAGTATTATATAAATCCATCCGTTGTGCTTATGAGTTATCGCTTTTAGTTCATAGGCACAACGATATCACCCTTGCCAACACGACAAGAGGTATCAGCCTGTATATCCACCTCTCTATACGTTCCATCGCATCACAGCAAGTAAACGACAAAAATACCAGTGAGGCACATCATCAGCATGTTCAAGCAATATGTTCAACTTATCTTCTTTCATTTTTAAACATAAAAAAAGCGGTAAAACCGTTGGGAATTACCGCTTTGAAATCTCTATAAAGAATAAATATCCTTGCATTAGGTATACCTACAATCATTGAAGGGTAAACTTGTGGCAAGGACGTAGACTTAAATTGTTGCCAAGAAAGAGGACAAACTACTCATGTCTTCGAACTCTTTTATTTCAGATTCACTTTGTCTGAAAACTCTTTTTGAATTACGACCGTTTGTTACAGCCTCCAACATGGATTTTACAAAATTAGACATGTTTACCAAAGAAACATTCTTATTTTCTTCCATCACATTATATAACTCATCCGTGAAGGAACGAGACACAAATATCACTCCAGAGAAATCTAATATAACGTCCTCTTTAATGCCATCAATGGCAGATCTTATAATATCCGCATTAGCTCTTGAACGGATATCCGTACTAATCAAATCCGCAATTTTTAACATCGTATTCATATATTTATTTTTATCGAGTGTATTTATTATAGTCAAAGTCCAATGGGACCTTAACCGGAATTCTCATTAGAATTATTGTTCCATCCCAATATATAGAATTGGGAAGCTTAACAAATACAGAACCGGAGCTGTCATGCCTATGAAACGCACCTCCGGACAACATGAAAAATGAGCCATGAAGCCCATCAGAAAGCATTTCTTTGGATGAAGATATACCGTATCCTCTATTTTCTGCATTAGGCAAGTTCTTTGTAGACTTCCCCTCATTTGCCAACCTTAACGCTTCGGCATCATTCCCATTAATCTCATCCAAAAATTTTTGGGCCTTTACATAACTTCCCAGCACGGTTATTCCATCGTCAGCCAAGACCAAATCTATACAATCCTCTTTCTTTAAATACTGGGAAAAGATATAACCATGCTTGCCTTGAGAATGTTCGTTCATGTTATCAATCAATTCTCCTAAAAGATATGAAAGAGGAGTAACGATACGATAATCAGCTCCACTTTGTGTCTTTATAATTCTTTGAAGAATGCTTTGTAAATCGTCAATATTACTTTTGTGCAAATCAAACTGACATACTGGCAAATATGTTTTAGAGATATATGGCTCCAAAACCTCTTTCATGTTGGATCCGGCATCCACAAGTAATGGGTTCTCAAAATAAACCAAGTCCAAATAGCCAGTGATACGTATCGGTCTGTTTATGCATATCACATTCTTCTCACACCTTTGCTTATATATAACAAGCGGAGCGAGAAAAAACGGATGAAAAAAAGAAGTGTTACTTAAATCCCAGCATAAATCATTCATGCAACAATTGTCAGTCTGTTGTATGACTTGAAACAGATGATTAAATGCGCTTCCTATTCTTTCATCTCTATCCACGTTTGGTATATGAATCACCTTCTTCATGATGCAAATTAAGTGATAAGTCTACATATTTGCAAATCATATCCCTTATTATTTTTAGCAGTAGTTCCCAAAAGTCAAAGAACGCTTCTGTTCGATTATTATTTTTCCAATCCTTTTCTGCAATGTTCACATAAGAACTTTTTGGCTACAGGGAACATCTTTTGACCGACATATCCACTGAGATATTGCGCTTCCTCTCCATAAGGATCAATCCCGAAAGCCTTGGAGATATGCCGGCACAAATGACCTTTTTCGTGGTCCCACGAATTTTGAAACTCTTCGGGGGTAGAGGTTAGTGAGATAACCATTACTGTCTCTCTTCTCCTGTAGTCCGAATAGGTTAGACCGGTATTCATTCTGCCTTCGGTCAGATTGCGATACGCACGCTTGAGGGAATCCCCCCTGCATCCTATACGGTATAGGTCCATAATGATCCGATCCGCCCAATAGGTGTGTACCGCATAATACACTTTGACGTGCCAGTCTCCATATTTCGGTATGTAGAACTCCTGAATAATCATATCACATCCGACCAGATTACAGGAATCCCTTTACCTATACAGGTGGCAAAGAACTCGTCAAATGCCCTGCAAGGATCGCCATCAATATCATCAAGGTAGCATTTTATATGCTTGCATAAGTGAGCCTCGTCAACCAATGATTTTTTATAGAAATCCGCTTTCAGCATGTTTGCGACATAAGCAACGTCATAACCCTTGTCGTGCTCAATGGTAATTCCGTTCGCTTTCAGCATATCGTCCACTTCATCTTTGCTCCACGGCTCCAGCTTTTTCTCTTTGCCCGTGGCTTCGTCTTTCACCTTCATTTTTGAAACGGCCCATTCATAAAGTTTCTTGCTGAAATGGAATCCATACGATTCCAAGTAAAGTTTCATTCCTGATGGGAATTTGCTATATGTATCCAATCTCTGTTCCATAACTTAACTTTAATTTAAAAAGAGGGGCATTCCACCCCTCCACCATTAATAAAACTCACCGTTGGCGCGTCTGCGTCTGCGTTCGCCCATGTCATCCATACGCGGATATTCAGGAAAGTATCCGGGGTATCTGCGTTCATCCATGCCGGATGAGCTTCCACCACCTGAATAACTTCTTCCGCCATCACGGAAACCCATTTCTCCGCGCATTTCTCTCATGGCTTTTTCGTAACCTTTGCGGCAGCCTTCCTTATAGGCTTCCTCCACCTCGTCACCTCTCATACCGAAGCCGCGTCCGTAATCGTCACGCCCTTCTTCTAATATTTCCCACATTCCCATAATCATTTCTTTGTTTTGGATGTTTCAACCACTCCGAGCTGTTCCATGAGCCGTTTGTTCAAATCCATAAGGTCAGACATATTCTTGCTCATTTCCGCCATTTGCCCTTTCAGAGAGGATATTTCCTGCTCCTGACGTTGTTTCTCGGCAAATTCAGGGTTCAAGAGCGTAAGCATCTTGTCACACCCTGCAATGACGGAATTGTGGAAGTCCATGCTGTTGATGATGTCTATGCTTTTCTGTTTCATAGAAGCGACCTCGTTATTCATAGCATCACGCGAGCATGACACTACGATATTCCCGTTCTGTCCGAAGTCGGCTATATCCATGCCGGCAGGAAGATTTTGGAATGTCGTGTTCTGCCCGTTGATGCAGACAACAACATCCACAACCATTTCCATTTGGGGCAACTGTCCCATAGGGGATGCCATAGGATATTTCGGCTTGGGAGCGGAAACGCTGACCACCGGACCGTATTCGATAAACGGGTTAGCATCCTTATGAAGTATATACAATTGGTTATTGGTACGAAGTGATTGAAACATGATTGTTTAATTTTAAGGAGTGTGGTTATTCCCATTTTGGGAACCACCACAAAACTCCATGTTAATTATTACTTGCTCCGTAAAGAAGCGGTTTCTACTGTAGGAGCCGGAGCCGTTGTCGGTCTGTACCCTCCATTAACAAGATACAATTCGTTGGTGTACTTGTTATAATGAATCTCATAGATGCCGGTTCCAGCCAAGTTTGCAACAGTCACAGGCTCATTGTTATAAGCCATCAACGGTCTTGTGTCCCCATTAGTTCCTATCAATATCGGAAGTGTAGCAGTCGTACCGGCAGGTATAGCTTGTCGGAGACTGATATAGAATCCCCCAACATAATCCCTGTTACGGAACGCATGGTTAGGGAGTTCAAGAGTAACATTCTCCGTACCGACTGTCACAGCCACCGTAGGAAGAGTATTGAAGTTTGCTCTTCCGATTGATGGGAATGGGAATCCTGTAAAAAAGTTAGGCCACATATCTACCTCCTTTCTTACCGGATTAACCCCAGTAGTTGTTGCAACCACATCCACTACGTCCGTATACAGCGTCACCCATATATGCACCGTAGGCGGCTGCACGGAAACAATCTGTATTAATAGCGGTTAAATTGGGGTATTGAACACTCACAGTATTGGGGAGCTTGCATTTGATTCCATCAACATCGCTTTGTAATGCCTGCAATCCGGCTGCCAAAGGAGCAATCTGTTGTCCTACTGCACTCAGGATAGTGGCGTTCTGATTACGCTGGGATATTTCGGCTGTTAAAGTAGCCTTTTCCGCAGTAAGAGATGCGATCTTGTCCTGCAATGCCTGATTTTGGATTGCATCAAGTTTAGCAAGGATAGCATTCGTGTTGGCAGTAGCACCGTCACGCAATGACAATGTGTTTTGGTTAGCAGTGTTGATTAATGCGTTAGTTTGGTTGCACATTGCAAGCTGACTCTCGTATCCTTGTGTGGTTACAAGCTGTTTCATATCGCAGCAACAGCTACAGATCTGAGATGTCAGAGCGTTGTTCCCTTGCATAATCGCAGTCAGGATACTGTTGGTGTTCTGACCCATTTGGTTACCGAGACCGCAGATTGCCTGTGATACAGAGTTAATACCGGCAAGGATTTGGTCTGAAGAGGTGTTAACAGCTTGGGCTAATGATGCAATGTCCACACCGTTCCGGTTAAGTGTCTGCATGATCATTTCTCTTCCTTCATCGGCACCCTTATTGTTGTTGCCACCGAATCCAAAGTTTCCGTTACCGAAGATGGCTGCAATCACAATCAATGCAATGATGTCCTGAAAACCTCCATTGTTTCCGAAAAAGCCGCCGTTTCCATTTCCTCCCATCAGCCCCATCAGATAGCCTGTGTCAATTCCACGGCTCTGCAAGGACGGAAGAATGGACGCAAGCAGACCATTGTTTGCTCCGGTTCCACCGTCTTGGTTAAAAACATAAGTTCGTTCCATAAGTATTTGTATTTTGTATCCCGGTCAAAATCGACCGTTCACAAAAGTATATATATCATATCTCATGAGGAATCAGTTGTTTCCCAACAAATTCTTTATATTATCCCAATATATTCTCATCATTTTTTCACTTTTTAGACGTATATGAAAATTTGATATCATATAGTTCACTGAACGCTTAGTTTTATGAATGAGAGAAGAAATCTGAGATGGATAAAATCCTTTTTCGTATAGAATATATACAAGGATATATCTAGCGTTAACAATCTCTGTGACACGGTTGTCACTTACTATTAATTCGGTAGGTATTTCTGTTCCTTTAGAAACAAGAGCTATTATTTTGGCAAAAATTTCAGACTTACACATTGTGGTTTAAATTTTTGTTGTATTTTTGCCTTGCCAATCAAATACAATCATGACAAAAGCATACGTAGGAAATAAGTAAGGATATTACTACCCCTGACACTTACCTATGTATGCTTTTGTATGCTTTAAAGTTTGATTGGCGTTAAACTTCAAGTGTCGGGGGTTATTTTAATTCTGCCCCCTGAAAGAATTACTTTTATCAAATGAGTTTTTCTATTATATGCCACACTTCTACCTGTGGCGAATAATACTTGATGTTGCTATCTCATCTTTTTACCTCCTTTCTGTTGATTACCATATTCTATAACTTATTCCTGCGATAACCGCAGGAGAAAAGCCATCCTTACCAAATCCATAACCGGCTGTTATTCCCAGTCCCCATCTTCTGGGTTTTATCTTCACCGTGTGATGGATATCGTTTGTTACTGTCTGTGTTTTAGAGCAAACATAGATACTATCTAGGTTAGGTCTGTAACCACTCACATAAGCGATGTAATCACTATCTCTGTATATCTTCTGCTCAACAGGAAGAACAGTGTCTCCTACATGGATTGTATCACCATCATGCCAACACAGTATTGGAGAAGGAAGATAATACTTTACAGTATCTCTCTTTACAATGATACTTGTACTGAACACCGTATCCGTTCTTGCCTCTATAACTGCTTCGGGGGATGGCTTTACAAACCATCCTAAACCGAAAGCGAGTACAATTATTAATATATAAGGAAGCCATTTCATATTATTGTATTTAAATAAGTACCAATAGCAATGCTATCGCTACCGCAATCCATATATAGATCCTTTGTTTCATCCCTCAAATTTTATATCGTTGATACGGTTCATCCACCCCCGTTTGAACTTGTTGTTTGCTGGGCGTTTCCGGCATATATCCTCAATAAAATCAAACCGTGCAATCTTGATCTGGTCAAACAATTCACGGGGATTAAGGGAATTAACTGCGGCAATGGTCTTGGGACCTACAATGCCATCCACTGTAACACCAAGCAAGCGTTGAGGAATCTTAATTCCGTGCGCACCGGATGCCCAGACCCAATCAACCAATATATCAGCAACTGATTGCGATTTTATCTCATCAGCCTTCCATCTGTCCCAGTACATGGTTTTCAAGATTTCCGTCCATTCCTCTTTCGCGATGTTTTTCAATCTTTCAACCGTAGGCTTGGGATAGCCTTTCTTCCGGCAATACGTTTCATAAGTTCCGATGGTTACGCCCATATTGGTAGCCCCTCCCAAATCGTCAGGGTCATTTATAAAACCGCCTTCCCACTTCAGGATAGACGGTGCAAGTTTTCTTACGTCAGCCATTTCTCTTTCCCTCCTTTTCTTTTAATTGCTCTATTAAATTATTAAACCGGCTGTTAATATAGATGCTGATGCCAAAAACACTACCGGCATACAACAGACATTGAGCAAACAACCACAATACACTGTCGTGTATCTGGCCCATAGGTTCCGAGCACACAAAGCCAGCCACAGCCAAGGACGCTCCCAGTACAAGCATCCCCACAGCGGTTGAATACTGAATGTTTTCTTTTGTCTCCTTTCTCATTATACAAAAATTATAGTTCAATCCTTTTTTAATCCTTTAATTACACGTTTTGGATTACCCGATTTTCAAGCTAACCTTTATTTTGTTATACAAAACAAAAAAGAGCCTGCTACGGAAACTAATCCGCAACAAGCTCTTGGCTTTATCAAATATGTAGTATGTCCTTTCGTCATAATCAATGTGGCGTGCATCTTCACACGCTTCCACAAAGATAAATATTGCTTCTTTCTTTCGCAAATAAGAATACAAAAAAAAGAACGACCGCCAGCAAAAAGCACAGCAGCCGTTCAATCCACGCCCTACTCTCTATCCCATTTCCCCAAGAAGACAATAGCAAAGATATCAAACAGGTTGTATCCACATGGAAAAAAGGTTAATAAAATATATGTTGTATAATCTGTTATTTTAATTTAGATTAAACAAAAATAATATTTAAATTGTTTGTTAATAAATAAATTAATTTGTTCCTTTGTAGCAGGCAATAGCCTTCATGGTGTGAAGTTACACCATACCCACTTTTAGAACGTGATCACTGTGGAGGCAATTGCTGTATTATAACGGCGGTTGCCTTTATTGTTGAACAATGAAACATTGGTTTAAGATACCTTCTTTAAAGAAGTCGAATAAGGATATGTATAGTGATGCTACTTATCATGGTAAAGATGATGGTGGTAATTTTATTTATGTTCCTAAATGGGTGGAAAATCTGTTTTCTGGTAATAGAGGAAATATAGATTTTGACATGTCGACCGTTAAAGGGAAATCAAGAGCCTTACATGAATGTTGGCCGTTTGCAATGGTTCTAGATCATTGCGGAAGAATGATGCAGAATGGGCGGTATTATGTGACGGATATTAACGGAAACGAGAAGAGGAGTTTCAAAGACATTGTGACTCTTCTGAATCGTCCGAATGTGATACAGAGTGGGCGTTCTTTCATAAAGCAGGTTGAGATATCTTTGAAGTGTTTCGGTTTTTGCCCTATTTATACATTAAGAGCTTTAAAATCCGACCTTCCTAAATCCATGATGGTAATACCTCCCGAATTATTCTACATGGAGTCTCTTGGTAAGAGCCCATTTACTCAAACAGAACTTTCTTCAATTTCTAAAAGGGTATATATACGTTGGGGAAATGAGAATATAGAACTTGGTGATGAGGAGTATTTTGTCATATACGATTCGATAATGGATATTCCAAGTAATAATGGAGGGAGAATTACCTTCCACTCCCCTGTGGACGCATTATCTACTCATACTCGAAACTATATGGCTCAACTGATAGGGAGAGGAAACCTTATTGTTAATGGAGGACCTAAAGGGATACTATACGGAAATGATACGACTGACGTAGGGAATGCAGCTATTACTCCGTCTGAATCCAAGAAATTGCAGGATGATTTCAAAAGGAAATATGGTATAGTGCATAAGTTGTATGAAATCATGGTGACTCCTAAGAAACTAGGGTGGATTACATTAGGGTCAAATACAGACCAATTGAAGCTTCATGAGGAGGATAAGGCGTGTTTGGAAGCGATAGCTCAGACGATAGGCTTTGACCCCAATCTGATTATACAAGGAAGTACTTATGATAACTCTTCTCAAGCAAAGAAAGCGGCATATCAGGACCTTATTATACCTGACAGTGAATCTATAACAGAGGCTCTGACTAATGCTATATGTAAGGACAGGGCAATAATCAAAATGGACTTCACTCATGTCCCTTGCCTTCAAAAGGATATGAAAGAATTGGCGGATGCCTTGTCTACAGCCTCTAATGCTGTAGCTTCATTGTATAACAATCGGCTGATTACTTTTGAAGAGGCAAGAACCGAAATGTCCAATTTTACAGATATTGATCCTGATAATCCTAAGGGAGAATTTAAAAGTGAAATAAATAATGATGGAGACAAGCAAATACAAAAACAGGCTGGGGAAGCAGTATAAATCCTTAGCTTTTTATGCAAAGGAGATACAATATGATTCTGGCAGCAGAACTATCAGTGGCTATGCTGCGGTTTTCAATAACATTGATAAGTCCGGTGACATGCTCCTGAAAGGTTGTTTTTCAAAAAGCATACAGGAGAGAGGCCCGGGAAGTTCTGCTAATGATAAGATTATCATGTTGTGGATGCATGACATGCATGAGCCTATAGGACGCATTACGCTTCTGCAAGAAGATGAGAAAGGGCTTTACTTTGAAGCGTCTATTGATGATGTGGAAAGAGGAAATCAAGCGTTGAAGCAGCTTGAAAGTGGCACTTTGAACCAGTTCTCTATAGGTTATAGTTATGTATGGGAAAAATGTGAATATGACAGGGAACGTGATTGCTTGGTTGTAAAGGAAGTCATTCTGTATGAGATATCCGTAGTGTCCATAGGATGTAACGGAGAAACTGAATATCTTGGTCTGAAATCGGCAGAAGAATATGAAAGTGCGTTGGAGTCACTTCCGGTTGAAATAAGTGATGTATGTAAAGGACTTCCGATAAGAAAGAGGGAGGAAATCCAAATGTTAGTAAGAAAAGCGATGTCACTCGCTCGATACAAGCCGGCAGACAAGCCACTTGATGAAGAGGGAGCCGATGAAAAAATAAAACTATTTACAAAACCTTTAAAACTTAAAGAAGCATGAAATTTGACTTTTTAAGCAAAATTGATTTGTCGGTAATGGATGAGGTTTCCGTGAAGTCATTACAGGCGTTGCAGGACGCAATAAACGCTACTGTAGGCGATTTCATGGACGATACTATCGACAAAAAAACTTTTGAGGATAAATTAAATGAGGTTTCTCAAAAGATAGATTCCGAAAAGGAATTGGAAACAGTGCGTAAGGAACTTGGTGAGATGAAAGAGATAATCGTTCGCATGAAAGGTGCAATGCATAAGAATGAAGACGGGCAAATGGTGTTCAAGTCTGTAGACCAGCAGATTGAAGAGCAACTGAAGGATTTCATCACAGTAGGCAAGCATGGAGAGAAAACTGTGGACTTGAAAACGGCTTGTAAGCAGTCCCCCGGTTTTAAGAAAAGCCTTACGCTTGTTATAAACAAGAAGGAGGTTGAGCCCTTGAAGAGTACGGGTGTGGCACCACATTATAACATGACAATTGATAGTCAGTTATCTGTTGATCCACGTTCCCAGACTGTAATCCGTAAATTTGCCAATGTGGCAGCAATATCTACACGATCATTGACTTATGCGGAGTTCAATCCAGGTGAAGAAGAAGCTGAATGGGTTCCAGAAGGCGGTCTTAAGCCTATGATGAGCGGTACATTGGCAGAAGTTACTATCAATGCTGGCAAAGTGGCTCTTGGCGCAAAAGTAACTGAAGAAACATTATCTGATTTGGCTCAGTTGGTTGCGGAGGTTAGGGCTGAGATTATCAATCGTATTGGTTTGAAAGAAGAAGAAGGTATTCTGTCTGGTACTGGTTCCGGCGGTCAGATTAAAGGGATTGGGAGTGATATACCTACATTCTCTTTGACAACTCTGAAAGTAGATAAGCCCAACACTTATGATGTTATTGTTGGTATGTATACACAGATTGTGTCAATGTCCAATATGGCTTATCGTCCAAATCTTGTGCTTATGCATCCTCTTGACTATGCGCAGATGCAGTTGACTAAGGATGTTAATGGGCAATATCTTCATCCTTTCCGTATTGGCGATGAACTGATTCAAGGTCTGAGAGTGGAAACCAGCACAGCAATCAAGCAAGGTGATATTTGGGTTGGCGATTTTAACTATCTTAACATCCGTGATGTATGGGTTCTTACCATTACACTTGGATGGGAAAATGATGATTTCACTAAAAATATGGTGACTATCCTTGGTGAAAAACGTCTTATGGCGTATATTAAAAAGCAATATAAAACTGCATTTGTCAAGGATAAGATTGCGACCGTTATTGAAGCTATAACCCCTGCCGGTATTGGCGGATAAATTTATTAAACATTATGAAAGTAAATTTGACTAAAACTTATGAGGTTGAGTTCGCAAAGGACGGGGCCGTTTATAAAAAAGGTGATAAAGTAAGTGTTAATATGTTACTTGCAGGTAAGTTCTTCCAAGATGGACGTGTTGCCACTGTTCCTTCGGAATTGATGGAGGACGCTAAGGAAATCGGTGCTGAAGATTTGTTCAATAAAAAGAAGAACCTCAAAGATATTGTGTAATGTTGGTGGATTATACTTTTTTCCAAGGTGGTATTCTTGATATCGAAGGTGCAGTATTGAATATACATACTCCTTCTGAGACTAATAAGGCAATTGTTGACAGCCTTCAAGGCTTTGTAATGCAATATGAGCCGGAATATTTAGAGAAGCTCCTAGGGGAAAAGTTGTATAAGGAATTCTCATCCTATATTTCCAACGATGGAAAAACGAAGGAAAAAAGATGGGATGATCTTATAGCGCATCTTGTCATGAAATATAGTGATGGCGATAGGGAGATTTCCAAATCCCCCATCGCCAACTATATATACTTCCATTACTTGAGACATAATCACACTCAGGCGACTATTACAGGAGTGAAGGCTGATGGAGATGATGGTCGTCTTGTAAGTCCCGAAAGGAAAATGATGTTTGCATGGAACGACATGGTAAGAATGAATATCAGACTTGTGAGATGGCTTCAAGCCAATAATGCGGACTATCCGGATATCGCCACCGATTTCGAATTGATGGAAACAATTAATTCCTTTGGGTTATGATAATTGATATAATATCAGATGTATGTGCTTCCTTGTCAAAAAGAATGGATAAACAGATAAATTACATATATGGTGACAGTTCTTATATAAGGGAAACACTTCTTCTTCTTGGGAAAAGCAGGGTGACAGCATCGGGAAAATTCCCAATGATAGGGCTGTATGTTCCCTTAGACGAGGAAAGGGATAGTGAGAATTATTTTTGTAAGGCATCTGTAAACATAATAATCGCTACCAATACACTGGAAAAGTATACAAATGAACAACGTCGTGAGATATCTTTTGAAGGTATTCTTCGACCTTTGTATTACGGATTCATAGAAGAGTTAAAAAAAAGTGATAAATTTGATTTCGGTTACTCCGGTATTGTAAGCCATACATATTCAGAAAATTATAGTTTTGGAAGACGTGGTGCTGTTGATGTTGACGGTAAGGAAGTTGGCGAAAAGATAGATGCTATTGAAATAAAGAATTTGGATTTAACAGTTAAAAATCAGAATTGTTATGCGAACAGATATTAGAGAGTGCGGCAGCACGTCCGGATTTAATACTGGAATGAGTTACTGCCCCCTGCAACCGGACAAGGTCGCAGGTGTTATATTGGTCATTCATGGCAAAAAACTGCCCAAGGAATTGACTGCTGATGCTTTGGAGGAAGCCTGTCATGCTGATTATCCGGACAGAATTTATCCTATTACAGGATTTTCGGAATACGCGGTAAGCGGCGGTGAACCCAATACAACAGAAAATGGTTATGCCGGGTCGGAAATAACGGGCTATTCGGCAAGGACGGATACATTCACGTTGCGTAAGTTTAATCTAGCTTTACAAGCTAATCTTGTAGCCAACAAGGATACATTGTTTGATATGTATGTTTTTGACAAGAATAATGTTATCTACGGAGAGGATGACGGAACAGACGAGCTTGCAGGATTCGATTTGTCAGGGGTTTACCCTACAGGGCAGACTTATGACTCAAGCGGACAAAAGGCTTATCTTGCGTTTAATGCAATGTATTCCGATGCGGAGAAGATGATGAAAAACATGTCTGTAAAGCAAGCGGGTGTCAATTTGGAAAATGTTCTCAAGGGATTGAATTACGTTGAATTTGTCAAAATGGCATCTCCTGAGAATACATATAAACTCGTGGATCACTATGACCGCACAGACCTTACTGCATATTATGGCACTGTATTGTCTAATAAGGCTTCAACAGTCGTTTCTGGTGCGTCAGCACTGGAATACAGTAACGGTGTGCTTACAGCGACAGGAGGTGTACCGGTGCTTAAATCTCCTTCTATTTTACAGGCTAATGGGGTCATTGGAATTGAACAATGGGTACAATGAGAATTAATGGAGTCACATTTATAGAGTCCGAGGTGGTCAAACTTTCATTGGATGAGTTTGTCGCTCAGAATATAGATGTATTCTGGAAGGACATTTCTAGAGAAAGGCGGAAATCAAGGCTGGTTTCCGTATATAATAGAATTATCAATAACAGTAATTTAGGAGGCGGGGGAGATTGATCCCCCGTTTTGCTATGACATTGGAGGAATACGCGAGATGTTGGAAGAAATTGGCTGATGGCATTCAGCCAATGATAAGGGATAAGATGGAAAGGGATGTTCCTCAGTTTGAGGAATATATACGAGAACAGCTATATAGTGGTGTTGATGGCGATGAAAGTCCTTTAATTCCCGGATATACAGAGGACCCATACTTTAAAAAAGCTTATGGAGAGCATTGGAGGAAAAATGCCGAACGCTATAAGAATTGGAAGACAAAGATACAGAAACCAAAGCCTTCATATTTGGGTTTTTCTGCAAGAGGAAATAATACTCCAAACCTTATCATACGTGGAGATTTTTATAGTTCCATCACGGCAATACCAATATCAAATGGTATAAGGATTGCCAGCTATGGCGTTTCTTTTGGTTCTGATATTGAGAAGAAATATGGCTATAAAATTTTCAAGGTAAGCTCCAAAGCAAGGAGGCATTATGTTACGTACAGGCTTATGCCCTCTATTGATAAATTTATAAGGAGGTGCGAATTATGAAAAACTGCTTGTGTCAAGGAAATAAATCAATGAGGGAGATGGAACATATGCGTTCAATCGCAGAGAAGGCTGCTGTTATGGATGAATGTGTTTATATATTATACAAGGTTGGAGATGTGTATAAGTTCTGTCGTGAAGGTGAAAACTGGTCGGGTGAGTTTGTAGAATTCATATTTCCGTAAAATGGTGATTTTTATCATTCTATTATTTTGGCGTTTCCCGTATTATTTATTAATTTAGCAACAGCGATAGATAGAGGTTTCGCATAGAAAGATATTATATATTCATTAAGAGTAATGGATATGATGCGGTGGCCGACTCCTCTATATCGGTTGCCGCATTTTTTATATCCCGTATTAAGATGTACGGAACATCTTGTGAACGAAAAGACATGAAAACGAATCAAATCATGATTCGCCCAATGGGTGAATTTACAGTTAGTCAGAGAACAAAAGATGGCTATTTTGACGGTGGGGACTTGTTACGTCAATGGAATTCAGTAAAAGGAAATGAACAAAGAAAAATGGATGAGTTTCTTTTGGCTAAAAGAACTGGAGATTTTATAGAAGCGCTCATAGCTGAAGAACGTGAAAATGGTTTAGGGGAAAATTCCCCTAAAATTGATAATCAGGTAGTTAAGAAGAGTAAGGTTAAAGAGAAGGGTAAAGCTGGCAGACCTAAAGAAGAAGTATGGATGCATCCTTTCTTATTTACCAAATTTGCCATGTGGATTAATCCTCGCTTTGAAGTAAAGGTAATACGCTTCGTATATGATGAGATGATTCAATACCGTAATTTAGCTGGAGATGCTTATCCTGCTATGTGTCGTGCCGTTTGTTCAATACTCCCTGGGGATATATTCCAGAAAAAGATTAAGGACTTAGCCAAGTCTCTAAACATCATAGTTTATGGCAAACATGAATCAGAAATGCGTAATAAGATTGGCGATGAAGATAAAATCCGCGAATTATATGAGTTAGAATTACAGATAGCTCAATGGATAGATTTAGGCTTTATCAAAGACTATAACAGCCTTAAATCTACATTGACTAAATTGTATTACCGGAAATATCCCAATGTTCTCCCAATGTAAATATTGATTTTTCCTCAAATGTCTTGTGCGAAAAGATATTTATTTTTTAATTGAAAAACAAAACTATCATTTATGTTGTAATTTAGATTTTGTCTAAATTGTGAATGTGATATTTAATAATTGCGTTACTATATATTACTATGCGTTACTTAGTATTACTATTAATTGGTATTGTCTTTTGTTTAATATTCATACCATTGTATAAGATAAAAACATCATTTACCTTTGTATCTGTAACAAGTGCAAGGCGTTACTTGATGTTGATTAGATATTCTCCTATTGGAGTTTATATATGACTGTTCCGTAGTAGCTTGCACCTATTACGGAACTTTCTTTTTATACGATTCCAAGCGTGGATAGTATAAGGGAGGAAAGCAGGAGTGAATAATGGCACAATGAGGTTCGATCCCTCACCTGCTACAATCAGTCAAAATAAATCCCCGGAGGCGGAAGTGACTGAGCCGCCAACGGGGAACAATATTAATCTTATATCGCAAAGATATGGAAAATTTTAATAAGTTAATACCTATTGATGGGGAAAATGGCGAAAAAAGAACAATAAGTTCACTGCAAATTGCAGAAATTACAGGTAAGGCATATTGTGGCGTGTTGAAAGTCATTAGAAAGATGGATATTATGCGTGTGAAAATAACAATGAAAAATATATTTTCATTATTTGTTTGTTTGAAAAAATGTTGTACCTTTGTAGTGCTACAACTTACTATTAAATATGCCAATGGGATTTTTTATGCCCGTAAGGAAACTTATATATTAAAATATAGGCAGACGATATCCGTGTATCATCGCCCAATGGCAATGGTAGGTTGTAGCAAACTAGGATATTTGTCTGCTTTTTTATTTAATAACAAATAATTTCATTTCATGCTACAACCAAATGAAATCTATTTGAACGGGAATAATAGTACCGTACAGATTGCGTCAGCTCACGAAACGAGCAAGACTTTCTCCTATAATGGGAACGAAGTACTTTTTGACATCAAAGATGATGTTATGGTTAACGCCACACAGCTTGCTAAAATCTACGGAAAGCGTCCCAATGATTATTTGTCCTTACCTGCTACAAATCAATTAATTAACGCAATTACAAGAAAATATGGTATTTCTGAAAATCAATTAGTTATATCAAAGGCAGGTTCATCACATAACGGAGGTGGTACTTGGATGCACAGATTAATAGTAGTTGATTTCTGTCAATGGTTAGACATTGATTTGAAACTGTGGTGTACTGAAAAACTTGATGAGTTGATGCGATACGGCATGACCGCCACGCAGCCAACCCTGGAGCAAATGATTAACAATCCCGACTTGGTTATCAGTCTAGCTACACAGTTAAAGAGCGAACGGGAGGAAAAGCAACGATTGGCATTGGAAGTGCAGAAGAAGGAACAAGAGAAGCAGACTATCATAGAGGAAGCAAAGCCAGCCGTAGTATTCACGGAATGTGTAACAAGCTCGTCTACCAATATTCTCATAGGAGATCTTGCGAAACTTATCACCCAAAACGGATATAAGATTGGAGAAATAAGGCTTTATGAATGGATGGTAGAGAACAAGTCCCTTATCAGAAGGCAGCGATACAGCAGATCGAAGAATAAATATATAAATGACTATATGCCTACACAGAGGGCGGCAGAAATGGGATTGTTCTTCGTGAAAGAAAGACCGATAGTATCGGGTGAAAATCCCATTTTTATAAAACATACCTGTTACGTTACAGGTAAAGGTCAGGTGTATTTTCTGAATAAGTTTAAATCTTTAATGGCTGCATGATCATGGAAATAAAAATGAATAATAGCTTAACATTTGATGAAGTAGCAGATAAGTTGGGATGTTCAGTGGAGGATCTTCAAAAAATAGCTTTAGAAAATGGATTGATTGACGAGAATGGGAATCCTACCGAAATGGCAATAAGAGAGGGCCTTTTTTCTCAATATGCGACAATGGAAGATGAATATGGTACAGTAAATATAACAGTATCACATTCCGAATACGATATGATAGCAGTGTGTATATCAGATCCTGAAGACCATGAGCGTGACAGTGTGGCTTTTATTTCAAGAGAAAAAGCTCATGCATTAGGAGAATATCTTCTTAATATGTAATAACAATATTATTTATTAATCAAGTCTTTCCCACCTTATCTTACGAGGTGGGCAGGCTATTTACATCCGTTAACGTTGCGATTCGCAACATAACCCGAAAAGACTATGAAAACAATAGATAAACTTGAAATTATACTTCAAAAAATGAAAGAACAAAATAATAGACTTGAACGGATATACGGCAAGCATCTCAAACTGATTGTATGCACTGGGAAAAGAAGTGAGAAGGTGAAATTTAAACATGAAGATTGAAATGCTATGTTTATAATTTATTTAGACAACATTCTAAATTGCAAACAAATACGTTGAAATATTTTGATTTGGTTTTAAAAGTATATTACTTTGTTGAAAGTAACCAATTTATTATAACTATATGAAAAAAGTATTATTAACTTTATGTATATGGTTGTACGCTATGTTGTGTATCGGACAAGGAGTGTCGCATCTTGAATTTAAGGGTATTCCAATAGATGGTAATTTACAGGAGTTTGTATCAAAGATGAAATTGGAAGGCTTTTATAGTAAGATGTATAATAATGAAGGTGTAATAATGCAGGGTGATTTCGTAGGAGAGAATAGCCATGTGTTCATTTATAGCACCACGGAAGAGAAAGTAGTGTGGAAAGTATCGGTGTATTTTGATTCATGGGATAATTGGCTGTCTTTGGAGAACCAATACTATAAGATTAAAGATATGTATACAAAGAAATATGGGAAACCAAAGAAACATTATGAATCATTTTCTAATGAAAGAGTTCCTATTGATAAAATGCGTGCAGTAAACTCCGATATCTGTGATTACGCTTCGTATTATTTCTTTCAGAATGGTGTGATAGTTGTGTCAATATCTCCTTTTGGCTGTGTGAAAGTATCGTATGAAGATGAATATAATTCATTATTAGGCAAACAAGAGGAAGAAAAATATCGAGAGAATGATATTTAACTATTTAATAATATAAAAACATTATTATGAAAAAGATTTTACTTGCATTTGTATTGATTGTGTCCGTGTGTTCATGTGGAAGGGTTTATTATCAGGAAAAAAGCACACTTCTTGATTTGCGTGAGTATTCTGGGGATAATGATTTTGTGATTAACCCTACCAATATTTCCAATGGTGATTTTACTCCGCTTGGTACATTGGAATTAGCCTTTATGACTGGGAACTCTGTAAAAAAGGATATGAGAAAATATGTGGAGGAAAAGAATCTCGGATGTGGTTCATACAGATATGTCCCTACTGTCAAGAGAATGGTATCAAAAGCCGTTGAGGAAGCCAAGTCATTGGGCGCAAATGGAATTATTTCTTTTGAAATAAAACGAGTACATGATGTTAAAAAGAATAATAGTGATATGGACACATATTATGTTACAGGAATCCCGGTTATATACAAGAAATAGTTTGTGCTCCATTAATAGGAGAATGATTGTTTGTTTTTAGTGGGGAGAAGTTTTTGCTTCTCCCTTTTTTATTTCCTCACCTTCATAATATCAATAAAATCACTATCTTTGCTCTTAGAAGGTGCATGAAGTCATGCACTACCCAAAACTTACGAAAAGACCATGGCAGGAGCAGAATTTAAAATTACTGATGCGATTGATCCTAACATCGTTAAGAAGTTGAATGAGATAAGGATTAATATTCAAACCACATCTTCCGAATATGCGAATTTCACGAAACAATTAAGTGATGGCATAAATTTTAAGCCGGGTAATCTAAGAGAATACCAGTCTAAAGTTGACAGTTATAATGCTACAATTACCAAATTATATGCTTCTCAAAATAGGTTGTCTGAATTACAGGCTAGTCAATTAAAGTTATTGACCGATATTTCCCGTAAGATAGAGCTTCTTACCAAGCCATTGAATACATTGGCAGACAAAATAACGGAAGTAAAAGTAAATTTGAGAGGTGCTTCCGAAGATCTGAAAAACGTGTCACAAGATGCGGAAAATGCTTCTGTTTCATTTCAAGAAGCATCTAAGAAAATATCCATGACTGCTGCTGATTTTGATTCAATCCGTCAGACGGTAAAGGCTTTTGATACACAAGCCTCCGAATTGAACAGTAGGTTAAGTGATAACAAAGAAACAATTTCAGCCTTAAGAACATCTCTGAGGGAATTATCAAAGGAGTATAAGAAAGGTGCTATCAGCGAAGAGGAATACAAGTCCAAAAGAGATGCTACGGTATCCCAGTTACGCATGCTGACAGAGCAGAATAAACAGTATTCGGCGATATTGAGAAATCATACGCAGGTAGCGATTGCCACAGCAGGAAGCTATAACGAGATGAAGGCTTCAATGCTTCAGTTGGAAAAGGAATATTATAACCTTTCACAAGCTGCACGCGAGGGAGCAAAAGGTATGGATATCTTGAACAATATCGGCAAGTTGAATCAACAATTAAAGGATATAGATGCACAGATGGGCAATTACCAACGTAATGTGGGTAATTATGCTTCGGGTTGGAATGGTCTTAATGTTTCCATACAACAGATTGCGAGAGAACTTCCGGCTTTGTCTGTTAGTGCCAATGCTTTCTTTCTTGCCATATCCAATAACCTTCCTACATTTATTGATGAGTTAAAGAAAGCAAGGGTGGAATATGAACTTCTTAAGAAATCGGGGCAGACTGCTACACCTGTATTTAAACAGGTATTGAGTTCCCTTCTTAGTTGGCAGACGGCTTTAGTTGTTGGGATAACTCTTTTATCGAGTTATGGAGGTGAGATAACCAAATGGGTGGGTAGCCTGTTTGATGCGAGAAAAGAAATTGATTATCTAAAACAGCTTCAGGAGGATTTGAATAAAGCTCAAAAAGAAGGTGTGAAAAATGCCCAAGATGAAGCTGTTAAATTGGATATATTATATAGGGCTGCTGTCAATTTGAATAAACCTATGGGAGAGCGGAAAAAAGCCGTTGAGGAACTGAAGAAGCAATATCCTTCATACTTTAAAAATATAAGTGATGAAAACATTCTTGCAGGTAAAGCGGCTGATAGTTATCAAAGGTTATCTAATGCCATATTAGCTTCGGCTAAAGCTAGAGCTGTGCAAGATCGGCTTGTAGAACAGGCTAAACAAAAATTAGACTTGGAAGATCAGTTGGCAGAAAAAGAAGAAAAACGTGCGAAACTTGAATCTGCTAGAGATCAGATGAAAGCACAATATGAATCCAGTCAAGGGGCAGCTATGGATACAGCTAGAGACATGTATGGGAAGTTAAACAAGCAGGTTGAAGACTTGGATAAAGAAATAGGTTCTTTATTAAATCAGCTATATCAAGTAGATAAGGCTAGTAGAGATATGGCAAATTCTATTAACATTGGAGATGTTACATTTAATCCTCATTCTGCCGATAAAGCATCGGATGATTTAGCGCAATACATGGAGAATCTTAGGAATAAAATGGCTGACTTGTCCGTTTCTCTCATTAAAGATGAGCATGAACGTAGTCTTGCTGCCATAGAGAAAGAATATAAAGACCAGATAGCAGCTGTAAAGGGATATTCTGAGGAAGAGAACAAACTTCGGGAAATGTTGGGCCAAGAGAGAATGCAGAAGATAGCGAAAGAGAATGAGGAATATGCTAAGAAGTTGGCAGAGGCTGAGAAAAAAAGGATCGAGGAAAAGAAAAAGTATACTGATGAGATGCTCAGACTGGAAGAGGAACAATCATCTCTCCGTATAGCAGCTACAAGTACTGGATATAAGGAACTTGAAAACATTATAACAGAAAATTATTCAAAAGGGCTGCTATCGCGAAAAGAATACGATGAAGCCATGCGTGAACTGGAGCGGAAAGCCGCAAACGAGCAATTACAGATACAGATAGATGCTGCTGAAAAAATGATTGAGATAGCGGAAGCATCGGGCGTGGTAAGCAAGCAACAAATTGAAATGCTGAGAGAATCCATAAAGGCTATGGAAGCAGAGATAGGTTCTATAAATGCGGATGATCAGTTGAAAAAAGCGGAAGAGCAACAGGATATCACACGAAGGAATTTTGAAGTGTTGAAAGGTTATTCTTCTGCATTGAAAGATCTTGCATCGGATATCGATAGCCCGTTTGCCGGTATATTTGATGGGATGGATAAGGGATTCAGTATTATGTCTGATAAGATATCGGGTGTTTGGAAAGAACTTACAGACGGTGAGAAGATGGAAAGAACTACCGAGATGTGGGCTTCTATGGTTAGTGGAATTGGTGAAATGATATCATCCATTTATGATCGCCAGATTGAAGCTATTGAGGCTGAACAGGAAGCGAATGAGAAAGCAGGTGAAGAGGAAATTTCCCGTATAGAGGCTTTAGAAGAAAGAGGTGCTATAACAACTGAAGAAGCCGAAGCGCGTAAACGTGCGGCGGAAGATAAAACGGCACAAAAGAATGCCGAATTGGAGAAGAAAAAAGCGGCATTAAGAACAAAACAGGCAAAGTTTGAGAAAGCTACCAGTATAGCTGAGGCGGCTATACAGATAGCAGGTGGTATTTTGCAGACGATAAAACAATTGGGCTTCCCTGCTGCAATACCTATGATAGCTGCTCTAGGTGCTATGGGAGCGATACAGCTTGCTACTATTATAGCGACTCCTATTCCGAAGTATGCCAAGGGTACTGATTCGCATAAAGGCGGATTGGCTGTAGTGGGTGATGGTGGTGTCCCTGAAACAATCGTTACTGAAAAAGGAGCGTATATTACTCCGTCTGTCCCTACTTTGGTTGACATCCCTAAAGGTGCGAAGGTTATACCTTATGCAGTGGATATGGACAGGATAAAGGCTCATGCAAATGATTTTGATGGTCTTATGGCATATAGAAGCGAAAACGATCTTCCTCCTGTATCAATAGTTAATGATTATAGCGAACTGGAGAAAAAGATAGGGCATCTGGAGAAATCACAGCAGATAGGATTTGCAAAATTAGCCAAGGCGATAAGAGAAAACAATTATCATCAATTTTCAAAAAGTATCTGATTATGAGGTATACAAGTGACATATATGAACTTCCCTTGTCCGTTTTTATAGAGATTTATACCAATGATAGCAATACTATTGAATTTGACGATGAGGACAAAGGGGCTGCATCGGCAAAAATTATCAATGACTATATAGAAATTGTCGGGAGCAAACAGTTGTTCTCTGAGATATTGAATTGTAATGAGCGTATGAATCTTGCAATGACCGTGGAGTGCATGAAGGCATGTGAGAACATGATGAAGTTGAAAATGTATGATGAGGTGCGTGATATTCTGATGAAGATAGGTTATTCGTGTAAAAAAGGTGATGTAATGGCTATGAATGCTAGAATATCCGCATTAAATTTCCGTGCACAATATGATTTGGATAAGATAAGTAAGGAAAAGAATGAGGAACTGAAGGAGAAGCCTACAAAACGTGGATTTATAAATGAAGTTGTCGCTATTGGGAAGTATAATAAGATGTATATCAATCCGAAAGAATGGACCGCCGGATCTTATGCCTGTCTTGTAAGGCAGACATGTGACGAAATCGATGGGTTGAATCGTAAAATGAAATAATTATGTATTATCGATGTGAGTTACTTATAAATGGTCTGAAGTACAGGGTTACTGATGATCTTGAAAATTGGGACGAGGTGAAGGCTAGTTTCAAGAGAAATGACTATGACGGTGTTATCCGTACATTTTCCAACAAATTTTCTTTTGCTGGGGATGCTAGAAAATTGCTGTTAAAACAATATGATGAAGATTATTTGAATGCTTCTGCCTCAATAATAATAAGTACAAGAAATAACAGTTGGTTGTATAATGAACGGTTTAGTTGCGCTCTCAATTTTTCTACATTGCAGGATAATGGTCGTATCTTACAGATAAATGCCGTGGATGATAGCGTGGCGTCCATGATAAAGTCAAAAAAAGGAACTCAATATGAATATTCGGTCGAAGAGGTGAAAAGCCCCATTCCTCTTGTTTATGACGGACTTGAACTTTCAGAATCAGCAAAATGGATTCCTACAGGTGATACATTGGAAGACGATGACACTCTTATTAATGTTTATTTCAGCAAGAAAATGTCACCAATGCCAATATATATAACTGCCAGTGATTCCTTAATAAAGGGGTCTCTTGAATTTAATGATCAAACAGTAGGTGGTGATGATGTATATTCGATAAAGGCTCTGAAATCAATTAGGATAAATATAGAGTTTAATATTGATATGTTTGTGTTTAGGAAATATCAGTCTGGTGCTTTGGGATATGATGTAAGAGGTGTGAGGCTCCAGATTATGAAGATAAGTAATGAGATTAACAGTAATGGGGAAGCGGTGACTACGGAAACGGTGATAGGAAGTTTTGAACTTACGACAGAATCAGAAACGCCAGTGGAAAAGAAGGTTTCGGAATCGTACAATATAAGTCTTTTGCATAATGATAAAATAATAGTGAGAGCTATGTATGTCAATGAGAAAGAAGAGATTGTACCTGTATTGCCGGATTTGCCATACAAAGTCTCAACATCAAGTTATTTTAAAGCATCATGGAAAAATCGAATAAACCCTGTTGAGATGGATGTTATAAAGCCCGATACATTGCTGAACAGACTGCTTAAAAGTATTAATGGAGAGAAAGATGGTTTGACTGGAGTGATTGAGGGGACAGGAGATAGAAGGCTTGATAATTGTATGCTCTTGGCGGCTGAATCAGCCCGTAAGATTCCTGGAGCCAAAATATATACATCCTTCACCAAATTTGCAAACTGGATGAGTTACGTATTTGGTTATGCTTACGACATATCCGGGAATACAGTAACTTTCCGGCATAGAAGCAAATACTTCTCGAATGATGTTGTCAAAAGGATAGATGATTTATCTGATTATGAGATGAAGGTTAATTCTGCATTGGTGTATTCTCGCATACGGATAGGCTTTGACAAGCAGGATTACGATACGGCTAATGGAAAGGACGAGTTCCGTTTTACGAATGAATATACCACAGGCGTGACCATGACGGACAATAGCCTTGAAATGATATCTCCATACCGTGCGGACGCATACGGCATAGAGTTTCTTGCTGACAAGATAGGTGAAGATACTACAGACAACGAAAGTGACACTGATTTATTTATGGTAGGGGTGAAATCTGATTCATCTGGACTTAAGTATATATTGAACAGAGATTATCTTATGGGTGGCGTTCTCAGCCCTGACACAATGTTCAATGCCATGTTTTCCCCTTCTTCTATGGTTTTGGCCAATGAAGCATACATCGGCTCATCTGTTGAGATGCTTACTTTTGCGTCATCAGATGGTAATAGTGATGTGGGTATTGATGGAATGGGGGAAAGTAGGGATATAATTCTCTCAAAAAGGATGTTTACTGTGGCGGAGGTGGAATTTGAGACTTCGGATGTGGAACTCCCGGAAGATCTTACAGGAATTGTTGAACTGGAATACCAAGGCAAAGTTGTACAGGGATATTATCAGCAGGCTGATTACAATTTTACAAAATCACAAAGTTCAAAAGTAACTTTGATCGTGAAAAATTTTAATTCGTTATAAAGATTCAAATTTTAATTGTTATATTTGCAATGAAAGCTTGTGAAGTCACAAGTTACTAGAAACTTACGAAAAGACTATGATATCAATCGGAGATGTTTGTCCGTTATTCTTTAAACCGCTGAAATATAAATATTCAAATGCAGGATGTTTCAGACAAGTATTTTCTGTGTCAGACAACATCCTGCTGCAAATCTTTTGTGATAACGGCGAAAAACCTTCAGCTTATTTGAATGATAAGATCGGCAATATTTCCTCCAAGATAACACTGCTCACTTATGATGTAAATGAAAGCATTAAGATGTATTATGCCTCATTATCTCCTTCGGAGGGGATATATACAGTAACTATAGCCGATAAAGAATGTGAGGAGTTCTGCGTGTGTGAGAATATAGGTGATTCTATTCTGATTGAATATTCCCATAAAGATAATAATTCTGCGTTTGATAATATATTCTGGATTGATGAGGTCCGGCAGATGTTCCAGTTCAGAATAATAGGAGGATTCAAGCCGGATGGGGTGGAGTTGAAAGTTGAAAACGAACAGTTTGTGAATCAGAAGCAGGAGATAATAGAAATGTATTCTCTCCCTTATAAAACATTTGATTTTGTTTTCGGGACAAGTTGTGGCGTTCCGTATTATATAGCGGAGTTTATAAATAAGGTACTTTGCCTTTCTCATGTCAGCATAAACGGTAATTTGTTTGTACGGGAAGGGGATTCTGTCCCGGAAAAGATTGATACAATAGGTAAGAAACAGATGTTTATATATAAAGTGACTTTACGCCCTAGACAAAATGATATCGCCGGGATCGGAGGCAAAACTGAGATTACAACTTCATCTTCAGGCATCGCGTTTTTACTAACTAATCCCGAAGAGGACGATGTGTTGAAATATAAGAAGGCGAAAGCTGCTTTTGTTAATGAAAATTACGTGTAATCATGGCTAGAAATAATCCTATAAAGATATTGTGGTACGGTTCGGAAACGGATGATGAAGGAAATCCGATTATACCGAAAATATCCCCGTCATTTGAAAAGCGACTGGAAGGGTTGAATGAGGGGGAGATATACATACATAATGATGATAATAATCCTTCTATTTACATAAGAACCAATAAAGACAGGGTTGTTGCCATATCGGGAGGTGCAAATATAGAGGAACTTTCCAAATACTTTCTTCGTAAAGATAAGGAAGACACTGCCAACGGTCTTATCACTTTCTTAAAGGGTTTACTTATAGGTAAAAACGGTAGTGGAATTACTGTGCTTGAAAACGGTATGTCACAGGCTGTTGTTGATTATCTGTATGTCAAGGTCAAAGCCGTTTTTGACGAGCTTGAAGTAAAGAAGAAGACGTATGTAGGTGGCGAGCAGGTGATTTCCCATGCAGGTATGAAATGCAACCGTGTGGATGAGTTGGATGATGTCTATCGTTGTTATTTCAAAGAAGAGGAAGATGGAATTGAGATAGAGAACCAGTTTACTCCGGGATCTCTTGCCATAGCTCAGGAGTGCAATATCAAGACAGGCGTTTCTCATCATGTCGGCAACCGCTATTATTGGCGGTTGGTCACAGCAGTAGGTGAGAACTATATAGACTTGTCCAAGACCGTATGTGATCCTAATGTCGAGAACGATGTTCCGGTGGCAGGTGATGATATCGTGGGATTAGGCCATAAGACCGATATCACCCGACAGGCGGCGATAATTCTCTCTTCAGTGAACGAAGTTTCTCCGTCCATCATCATGTATCAGGGTATTAATGATTTTACCTTGACCGGGAAAGATGTCATTTCTTTTGATTTTGACAAATCTACCGGCAAAGCCCGGATGAAGGTGTACGGAGATGCATACATTGGTGATAAGGACCGGACCACTTACATGGAATACACTCAGGATAAAGGTGTGGATATCAAGGGTATGTTCCATATCGAGCAGGGTTCCACCGGATGGCGTAACATGGAAGGGCTTCCGGATGAGATACAGGCGGCCGCAGATCTTGCCCAAGAGGCCAAGGATGCGATAGACAATGCGGCTGTCGGAAGTGTCAATCTGTTGCGCAATTCCGGGTTTACAGGAGATTATGAGACAGAGGACCTGTTTGCCGCTACCGAGTTATCGGCGGATACCGAGCTTTTTAGCAAGCAATTGGAATATTGGACGGGTGTGGCTACCGTATCTGCGGACAGTGATGCCGGCTCCGGGTACTCTGCTGCAATCGGTAGTTTGTCCCAGTCCGTATCATTAATCAAAGGGGAAAGTTATGTTATCAGTTATAAAGCAAAGGGTACGTCAGTGTCTGTTTCGTGCGGCTCTTTCAGTGTTTCTCAACCTCTCACATCCTCTTATCAAAGATATACCCATAAGATTACCTTCAATGGCAGTGGTATATTTCTCATCAGTGGTACCGCAACCGTTTGTGACCTTCAGTTAGAAAGAGGGACCATCGCTACTGACTGGAAACCGTCCATTTTGGATAACGACAAGGCAACAGCCGGTTTTCAGTCAATCAATTATATCGCCAGTGCGATCAAAGATGGTTCTGTGGATATTCTTGGTGGTCTGATTCTTGCCAATATGATCCAACTGGGTAATTACAAGAACGGCAAGTTACAGAAGGTCACAGCCGGAGTTAGCGGCATATACAATGATGATGATGATGTGGCATTTTGGGCAGGAGGAAAACTTGAACAGGCGATTCTTACCGTGATGAGGTTCCGTAATGATCCTAATTACCAACCTACGGATGCGGAATGGGCGAACATGGCAAACTTCGTTGCCACTCATGGCGGTGATGTATTCTTGAGAGGATATATCTATGCTTTGGGCGGATATTTCCGGGGAAAAGTTGAAATAGCCAATGGCAAGATACTGTTGAATGAGGATGGTTCCGGGCAGCTTGCCAATGGGAACATCAGATGGGATGCAGATGGAAATCCTGAATTTGTCGGGAAAGTGAAGGTTTCCTCACCGTCAGGTTATGAGATAACCATATTTCCTGAAGATGAATATGGAAGACCGTCAATTGATATTCATGATGATGATGGTAATTCGCTTTTGGACATATCTCTTCAATATGGATTGAACGGTATGGTTCCCCGTGTTTTTATGAATGATCCTTCCAATAGTGATGTATTGTATTTCCGTCCGGACAGTATGGTTGTCGAACAAAAAGGAAGTGACGGTTATATATATCAGACCCAGATAATGGGAGGACGCATAATTATGGTTAAAGGTTCTGAGATTGTATGGGATCAGAACATGTTGCCCAAATAAAGTGAAGTGATATGGAACTGAATACTATTAACAAAACGGGAACTTGGAGTGAGGCGGCAGACCGTCTTAACAACAACTTTAGCAAGACTTCCACCGAAGTGGAGAAGGTCAAGCAGAACGGTATCCGCAACAAGGGGTTGTTCTCTACTCTTGAATCACTGAAAGCTGCTGTACCATCTCCAATTGTAGGTGACTGGGCTGTTGTGGGTGACACCATACCGGGTCCTATATATCAATGCAAGACAAAGGGAACATGGAGTGCCACTGGCACGACAGGAGGTGGCGGCAGTGTTGATCTTTCCGGTATCCTGACAGCCGAGGAGATAGATGATGTAACATCAATATTATAGTTATGAAAATTAATTACCAGTCTGATTTTAAAATTATAGAGAAGAACCTGAATGGAGACATATCAACTCCCTTCCGGTTTACTTACTTCAATCCGTTTAAGGGAAAGTTTATAGCCTCCTTTGACGGACAAGAGTATGTGGGTTGCAGCCGTATGGAAGATGGCAGTCTGCTTGTCGCTTTTGACAACCCCGGTTTCTCCCCCGGTATATTGAAGGTCAAACGGGAATACTTCATTTCTGATTCTGACTTTAGAGATGGCATCTGCAACCTTGTATCTATTGAAGATACAGGGATTGTGCTGACTACCGGGAAGACGGATGAGAGCACAGCGGAGATCATGTCCTATCCGGATTATGCCATATACAATGCGGTGCAGAGCGTATCTCTGTCAGATAAGGAGTATGATGATGTGCTGAGTGATTTTAATAGTTAATAAATAATTACATAAAATAACAACAGCCCAAGTTCCGGCGGAACTTAGGCTAAAAACAGGAATATTATGGTAAAAATGCATAAACTGACCAAGGGTGGGCAAACCATTTACCCGGCTACTATAACTGATGCGGTGGTTAATCCCAAAACGCGTAAGAGTCTTACGGAGGAACTTTCTGAGTTAGGAAATCAATACAAAGATTTCTCTTTAGTAAATGGAGAGAATATTCAATATGAGCTAATTAAAGGTAAATATATTAATAATGATGGCATTGAAAAGGAACTATCAAATTATTCTTATGCTGTAATATCAGAACTTACTAATATATTAGGCATTAATGTTTTTACTATAACTGGAGCAGATGCTCCATTTATTATATGGTTTGATTCAAATGATAAAATAATTTATAAAGTAATTGCGAATCAATCTAATAGCTCTTCTTACGTTCAGTCTTTGAAACCATTTAATGCAGCAAAGTGTATTGTTAATACTTATAAAACTGGTAACCTAATTGTAAAAAAATTATTATACTCTAATATAGATAATATTGAGGCTATTATGAACATCCAGAATATATATAACGGATATAATAGTTTGATTCAATCTGTACAGAATAGTAATTCATTGATTCGAAATATTAATAATATACACACTATATCTGGCGCGTATTATAAGGATGGAGCAGGAAACATAGGTAGTATTGGGAGTTATTGTATAAGGAGGTATTTAATTCCTAAGGGTTCTACAAGTTTGTTCGTTAAAAAAGCAACATTTGGAGTAGCGTTTAATATCTTTTTTGATAAGTATAATAATATTATATCTTCATTTGCAGGAGCGGAAAGCCTAGAAAAGAATATCGACATTCCAGCCAATGCTGTGTATGTTGATTTTTCTGTAATTGAAAAAGATTTAATAGATATTGTATTTAATCCAGAAATAAACACTCTTTTAGACAAAAAAATATTGGCATTACAAAATCAAATAGGATATGGAGATATTTTGAGTACAAAAAATATTATTAATGGACAATATTATTCTAATGCAGAGGGAAAGATTACAGAATTAGAAGTGTTTTGCATTGAACAGATTGAAATACCTCAAGGTGCAACTTCTGTTTGTTTTGACAAATTATCGTCAGGCGTGGCTTATAATCTTATAAGAGATATTGATAATAATATTATTGACAGTAAAAACGGAAATTTAACAGGCACTGAATGGGAGATAAGTAAGAATGCTTATTTGCTTGAAATTTGTTATAGTGTGAATAATGGAAGGTCTTTATATTTCAAGCCTAGTAAAGGGATTGTTAAAAAAATAGAACAACTATCTAGAATTAGTATTTTAAACGAAAAATGGTTAGGGAAAAAAATTGCCATAGTAGGTACATCGGTAGCATTTGGAATGCTAGCGAAAAAATCATATGCTAAAGATGCTGCTGAAATACTTGGGGCAGAAATTGTATGTATGGCAATACCCGGTTTAGCGATTCATTGTGGTAAAAAAGAAGATGGAACATTATATCCTATAAATACATCAGGTTCTTCTGTGCTTTCAAAATCAGAGTATGAAACGGCTAAATCTCTAGGTTATACAAACATTGAAATACCAACAGAGCCTATTAGTGAATGGGAGGCTGGAGGAACATCTAATAGATATTATGCAACTTGGGAGAATATTTTCAATGAGATTAATAAAGATGTTGACTTATGGGTATTTGCCACAATCCCCAATAATACTAATTTTGATAAAGCCGATTGGGATTTATTCAAAAAACCTGACGTGGAAACCGCTTATGATGCGAGTCAATGGGGATATACGGATGGACTACCATTTGAAGCACATAGAACCACATTCTTAGGAGCAATGTTGTTTTTAATGAATAAAATGTATCAGTTAAACGAGAACGCAAGAATGATACTTGTTATTGACTCTTTATTCCAGTACAAAAATGGCAAAGAAGCATTTCAATTACTTAATGACACGTTTGGCATACCAATAATAGATTTATGGGGGAAAATGCAATGGGCAACTCCAGCTAAAAAAATATTGCTTTCCGAAGATGGAGCTGATAGACATCCAAGCGCATTTACCCAAGAGAAGATGGGTAAAATATTTGCAAATGAATTGTTGCTTGTAGAGTAACCCGGAAAGTTATCAGTAACACTCAAAACATATAATATGATCCGAGACCTAATCATCAGAATAATGAACCATCTATCCGTAGAAGTGTATCCGGATGCGGAATGGTTCTAGAATGTTAAAGGGGGCACTCTTCAAGAGAGTCATCCTTTAAATAGTCGTTGCTTTTTAAAAGCATTTATGCCAATAGATATAATTTTATGATCATATTTCATTATTTGTTATATGCTTTATTAATTTTCAAATAAAGATGTACTTTTGTATCTCAAAACTTCTTTTAGAAAAGAGGATAAATATAGTTATAAATTAGTATACAATGATAATATGAAATCAGATCAACAACATACAGACCGAAGCCGAACAAAGAATTCCGTTCTTTACAAGTATCTTGATATTGAAGGAGCAAAAATGATGCTTTCAAATAAAACTCTCCAGTTTACTAATGCGATGCAATTCAACGATCCTTTCGACTGCGATCCAAATTTAATAGACTTCTCTAAAGTACCTTCTGAAAGGTGTAAAACATGGACATCGGATATTATTGAATCGCTTGCATTTGACCAATATAGAAAGAATCGGGAGGACGTTTGGGTATGCTGCTTGTCAAAAGTCTTTGATTCGTTATTGATGTGGGCCTATTATAATAATCATAGAGGAGTTTGTATTGGCTTGAATATGGAGAAAGTGGCTAAATATTTCGATGCATCACTTGGACTGATAGTTGATAAACATGCTCATGAAGTCCAATATCGTGATATTATTGAAAAACCGGATTACTTCCAAAACGAAGAAGATTTCTTTCATTATCAAATGTGCACAAAAGCTAAAGTCTGGGAACATGAACAAGAAGCACGTATGTTTATTTTCAATCCTTTTCCATGGATTATGTTACCTGACCCAAATAATAAAAGTGATCTAGTAGACTGGAAAGAGGTAAGAGCTTTTCCTAGAATTGGAGGAGAATGTTTTGAATCCATATATTTAGGGGTAAACATTAACGAAAAAGAAAGTGGGTTAATCAAGATTGCTAAAAAACTAAATCCTGATATAAAAGTGTACCAAATGAAAAAAAATACGAATGCCTTTAAATTAGATGCAATCCATATAAATGATGAATAATAAGTATAGTTTTCCACTTTTTGTCGTTTAAGTTGTTACCAACGGATCAACAAGATTTAATCTGCTGGTCCGTTGGTATATTTTTCAGGTCTGGCCGACAATAACGCTAACGATAACTATAATACGTAAGGGCTGATCTTGGTGTAGGTCAGCCCTTATGCTTAAAACCATTCCGCATCCGGGTGTACTTCTACGGACAGATGGTTTATTAATCTGATGATTAGTTCTTGTTTAATAATTTCTCGAAATTTATAATATGTTTTTTAATGAGAATTTATAAATACGCCAAAAGATGTTCCTAGCAAATCTGCTCCATTCCCTTTACCCGCTTTAGGATGTAATCCGTCATAAGTATATTTATTATCCACCACATCACCTACCTTGGGATTTTCCGGGTCTTTAAATCTGACAGTCCATGGATTCCAACCGCTACAACGATAAAAATCAAAAACAGGGATTCCATAATGCCCACAAACATCAATTATGGCATCTGCAATTTTTTCCATGGTCAACCCTTGTGCATTGGATTCATACCCACCCGGTCCCGTTGCATCATTTTCATAGGATAGCCTGTATGGCTGGGTGGCAAAATAAATTCTGATAGATGGCTTTAAAGTCAATATCGTATTGATTAAATAATATACGGAGCCGTAAATAGTAGTACATTTATTCCCTAATTTAGCATCCTCCTCCATTGTATCCAGACTGCCTAATGTGTGAGCGCTATGACCATAATCATTTGTACCACCCATTATTGTTACGATATCATAAGACGATAATAATTCCGTATCAAATTTTTCATCTATAGATCCATCAGATCCCGTATAGGAATCGTTTACGAAACTATTTAAAAAATTACCGTTTTGCCCTCTTCCTCTTTGGGTACATCCCGTTGTTTTGGCTAGAAATTCACCATAATAATTAAGGTAAGTATAACTATCCCCTAAGGATAAGATTTTTAAACCCGCATAAGGTTTTTGTACGCTTTGCGACAAATAATAAGATATAACATTGGAATAATATTCCAATGGCTTAAAATTGGGAATATTATAGATATTCCAAGAAAAACGGGCATAAATAGCAGCATCCGGAATATCAACCATGATATTCATCTGCTCCAAACTTTTTTTGGGATACTTTACTCCTGTACCTGGTAACACATTAAAATCTTTATCGTAAAAACAAGCCAGATACGTTTCTTTATTTGTAGAGGTGGAAGCATTTTTCACATATACTTTTTTTAATTTTGAAACATCCAAATAGTTGGTAACATATATTTGTGCATAGGTGTGTACTCCATCTTCATCCAAATACCCATTTCCTTTACCAGTATCAAGAAACAAGTCTGTCAATTCAAAATTCAAATAATTATTGTCTATAAGATATTGATCCAGTAATCCATTAACAATAACTGCATTATTTGAAACTGTGGGAATAGTGTAGACATCCGTATTTCTGTAATCGGATATACCATTAATATTAATTCCGATCCGAATGTATTTTGCCGTATCGGGAATTGTAAAATAATCATCATATATTACATTACGATGGGCATATCGGGCATTACCGATAAAATCTTGTGCCTCATTATAGAAACAGACTGCCGCTACTTCCGTGGATTTGGAACAAACCAGCCCTTTTATAAAAATAGTGGTTATATCCGATATATCTATGAAATTGGAAGTTTGACAATTACCATATGCAGTCGTTGTACCATCTAAATTTAATTTTAGACTTGGATTAAATGATACAGGTTTATTTATGTCTGAAAATGGTATCCAATATATATTCCCCTTTATATTACTTATTTCAGATGTATTCAAAGAAATTTTCTCTTTATTTTTCTTGTCTTCTCCTTTTGTCGCATACGCAATTCCATTTATTGTGATTTTTCTTCCGGTATAATTTTTTGCATTGTTTATGCGGATGTAATACACATCTTCCGGTATTATAATTTCCCCATTTTGAGCCAAAGTACCTATATAAGATTTATCAGAACTATACCCCGTATTAAACACGTCAGCCCTTCCAACTTTAACATCAGCATTGATTTTTAATCCCGGATATACAGGTATGTAGTCAGTTACCTCGCTGGCTGCATTCAACTGGTTATAAATCCCGTTGGCCAATATTCCTCCCTGCATCCATGATATATTATGCAGCAAATCTCCGAGCTTTTCTGTGTAATCATATAAATTATCTATATCTTTAAATTCAATCATTTTCAACACCTTACTCTCGGAAGTACGAATATAGATCGCATTCTCATAATGGAATAAAGTTCCCTGTGTATATTCTTTCCATGCTCCGGATAAATAATATAGTAAAACATTATCTGAGCTTCTTAACCAGATTAATCCTTGTTTTCCTGTTGGTGCAGCCGCTTGAACATAATTGATTTTTTCAACTCCTAACTCCGCAAGCTCCGTAGTCAGACTCTTACGTGTTTTTGGATTGACCACCGCATCATAGATGGTAGCTGGGTAAATGGTTTGTCCACCCTTGGTCAGTTTATGCATTTTTGCCATAATATCTCCTGTTTTTAGCCTAAGTTCCGCCGGAACTTGGAAACAGTGTTGAAAATGAATGAGATAAGGCTAAACTGAGAGATTGGGTAGAATTATTAATATATATTCGCAATATATATACCTATTTTCTACCGCTCAGGCATATATTTTGATTTATTTTGAATTTATTTTGTCATTCTTGTCGGCGACCTTTTGTATTTAAATGTTAAATATTACACAATACAAGAAAATATATTGTGATTTGTTTTGCTATTATATCACAATGTAGTATATTTGCATTGTGATAATAAAACAACAGGTAATAATAGAATCGGCGGCAACGGATAAGCGGCGTAAGACTATGAAGACAAAAATTCAATTTACAGATTCATACAGTGGTAGAGCAATTAATATAGTTATCAATCTCACAGACGGTGAAAAGGAATACTACTTAAGAGAAGATGACAAAAATGTCATTTATAACAAAATGTCTTCTTATCAGAGAGCAAAAATAGAATCATTCTTTGGGAAGATGAATGCATACTATACCAAAATTGAGATTTTATAAATAAAAAGTTAGGGCGACGAATTTCTTCGCTGCCCTAAATATTAAAATGTGGTTTAAACCACAATGACATTTTTAATGTCGTTTCAATCCACGCACCGAAGTGCGACTAACATCGTTGATGTTCGATACAAAGGTGCAACTTTTTGAAATAACGAGCAACAAATTATAAATATTATAAAACATATTAATTATGGCAAGAAGACGATCTATTACCCTAGATCAAGAGTCTAGGGTATTGTCCCTATATAAGGACGGGATGGCTATCAAGAAAATAATGAAGGGAACAGATATAAAGTCTGAGCAAACGATATATAGGATATTGGACAGCAATGGTGTGCCCCGAAGACCGAAGGTTAATGGCGTAAAAAGGATACTTGTTATGATAGAGGAGGATGTGGCAGCTATCTTAGATAAGGAGCAATCGGTATCATTATATGTCAATGAGGCTATAAGATACTATCACGGTAACCGGCATTAATTGCCGGTTATTTTTTTATTAAAACTATATTTAAAATCACGTTTTGAATCGTGTTGTTTAGATAAATTAAAGTCATATCATTTCGCAATACCCTAAAAATACCCATGAGAAAAAAAATCTTAAAAATATACCAATACTTTTTGTATAACACCCGATGTTTTTTTATTAAAGCTTTGATATATCTTAAAAATATACCAATTATATATTATATTTTTTCGACACATAATAAGCCAAGGAGGCGACAGAATAAATTGCAGCGCAATCATCTGAACCATTATAATCCAATATCCCATCCATAAACTCATTGTATTGCGGGATCTCATCATAGTCTGCACGAAACATCACATTATTTTTGATAAAATCCAGAAAAGCAGATACCCTAGCATCTGTTCCCATATTTTTATGCATAATTCTGACATCATATCTATCCCTTAAGCCCCGTGCTATGGGGAAATAATTTTTCTCACTTTCAAACAACACTTCCACAGGAGATATGCCCTCTAAAAATGACAGGAGAACAGTCTCATCAAATGATCCTGTATATGTCACATTATCTATATATATTCCCTCATTTACATAGCACGAAACGATAATGAACTTTCCGGCATATTCGGGAAGAACATATACAAGTCTTGTCCCCTGAATATTTTTAGACATATCAAAATATCTCATATCTTTATTTTCCTGTTTAATTTTACTTCGTTTCCTTTTCAAGGAGAAACGAGTATATTCATCCTTGAATACCCATACGGTAATATATCGCAGACAATCCACCAAGTGACCGTATCTCTCATAAGACTGTCCTGTAATCTTATCCTTTACTCTTTTTTTCAGCACCCCTCCATTAACGTCCTTCTTGGCATTGTTATAATCGACTATCGAGTTTTTACATCCATCATCTACCGAAAATGACATTCCCGAGCCTCCATCGAGCATGTAGTTTACAAATTCACCTGACATTGGTACGGACGGATTAGAAGCCGGTATCCTTTCCTCAACATGGTAATCGCTTTCCAGCCCTTCTACGAACTTATCAAGAAACGATCTCTTCTCTTCGTCTATAGTGTTCCCGTTTCTTGTCGAAGCATCTCCGTACAGATACAGCATATCATTATACTTTATTGATTTCAGGTAATCTACCGCCATTTTTGAAGCCTGTGTTACCGTGTTGAACGGATCACTGGCGCATATCTCGTTAAACTGCCTTATACTACTTCCATCCACTTGGAAAAATGATATTGAAATATAAGGGAGCACATTGTTATCAATTGATATATGAACCGGCATCCCTTTAATGTAGTGTGTCGTTTTTATGTGTTTGTTTGAATCAAATGCATACAGGAACTCTCCTCCTGTCTTAATGCTTCCCCATTCTCCCAATGCGTATACCCTGTAGTAATTATAATCATGATCCTTGTACCATTGGTAATTAGATATCGTCTGTCTGTCATAGTATCCATACTTCCCGTCCGGAGAGCCTACTACCCAGAAGTTGTTCTTATACGAAGAATGCAGCTCTACCGTATCCGATGGATATCTTTCCATTTTTCCCGTACGCTCATTAGCTATCATTCTAGATTTATTATATCTCTTTCCTAGTATCCGGCTATAATCCTTAGGTAATAAACTCCTTTTTATCGGATATTTTACTTTCCCGTACAAATCATTCGGATGCTCATCCCACTCGTATGTATCAAGGATCTTGGTTTTTATCCACGAGTCCTCTGATACCGGATTAAAGTTGCATATAATCTGTAGGCCCTCCTTCCCTCGTAGGCGGAAACGTATCTGTGTGAAATCCTCATATTCAAACTCAGTGGCTTCCTCCATCACTATCCAGCGATATCCTGTGATAGACTTTATCTTCTCGGGATCGTCCAATCCTGTAAAATCGATTTTGCAACCATTTATACAGGTTATGTTATTTTCCTTTGGAGCGAAAAACTGACTCAATTGAAGAGCTTTCATTTGGGTCTTAAACTCTTCATATACCGTATTCTTAAGACTGGCTCCAACTTTTCTCACAACGAGAGCTGAACCTTCTCCGGAGAATACAGACAACAACACGGATTGTGTCGTAGATACAGATTTCCCTGATGAAGAACCACCTCTGTTTATAATATACCGGATATCCTTGTCATGCATCGCCTCACGGATATGCCAAAACAGGGGATTAAACAATTTATACGAGAACACCATCTCTATCATTGCTCGTCCCCAATTATCATGCGCACATTGGTACTGACATCACTTTTTACTGGAGCATCCCATCCAAGCATCTTGCTTATCTGTGTAATGGCGGCTATTTTGCTGTATAGCCGTATCTCTACTCCATATTGAGTATTCTTAATCGATTGGATGCAACATCGGACTGGTTTTGGTATATCATCAAGAGAACGGACAATAAACGTATCTTTACCTTTTAATTGAAGATCTATAGGGTCTACATTTACCACATTTGTAAGGAAGCGCAATGCATCTTCCTTCTTCATATCAGACTTTTTTAAGATATCAGCCTGTAATTCATTTACACGGGATGCGACAGATGGATTTCTCAGTAATTCAAATGCACGCTTACTAACGACCCCATCCTTCCATCCAATACTATTAGGGTAAGCTTTCCGATATGCATCTGTAGCATTACCCGTTTCCATATAATAATGGCAGAAATTTTCTCTATTTGCTACGAGTTTTTTTCCCATAAAAGTCTTTTCGTCCGAAGAACGTACCGTGCCCCTTTACACGGAAACATTATAATTCAAAGTTACAAAAAATCTGAATAAAAACAAAACTTGTCATTTAATTCATTTTCTTAAAAGTTCTTTATCATGTAAACCGTGATCACAAGCTGTCTTATAAGATCGATCCCGTAGTTCGTTCAAATTAATATTGCTCATTTCCTTATTCCTAATTTAATTTCTTCATCCTTGATTATTTTCCCAATCTTTCCAGCTTCCTCATACCGTTCCTCTTTTATCAACAGTCTTTGCAATTCCGAAAGCTGGTTAATGTAAACAATATCGTTACGATCTGACACATGACGGACATATCTTTCTATCTCATCCAGCTTATTCTCCATGCGTATATGCCACTTGCTTACCAAAATTAAAGTAAATGCCAGAGCACAAACATTTAATGAGGCAAGGATGAATTTAAATATTGATTCTGCTATTTCCATAATCATATCAGTTTTAATGCTTCCTGTAATCCTGCTTCAAGTGCTTCCTCGTAGGTATTATAACGGAAAATAGGTCTGTCAGACAATCCTATCAAGTCATGGGTAGGTATTGTCAGAATATCGTAAAGCCAATAGTTTTCATACATATAAGATATTCCGATATGCAGGTTTTTGGTTTCACGTAGCCACTTTTGGGCAATGGACTGAGTGGGACGACTATAACACAATTTTGGCAAATTCTTATTCGTTCGGAACACAGATTGCATTATCCGATTATCGTCCTCTTTAATAATATCTTTACAATACTCATTAAATCCTTTCTCTTTCAGCAGCTTCGCTGTTTCTAATGTTACAAGTTCTTCGGTCATAATTTTATTCTCCTTTCAATTTCTTTATTAGCGCATCAGCGAAACCAAGGCTCCATTCTGCTTTCATATTTAATCGAAATACATTACTTTCTTACCTATACATACCTTGAACCTTGAAAGAGATTCACTATATTGTGTAATATTATTGGGATTATATTTGTTAACAAAACATCCAGTACGTTTATGGTATCTGACACAAGCATTTTCAGGAGATTTAGCCAATATTTCTTTCTCATCGCTAAAACTAAAAAATAAACTATCTCTATATGATACCTTATACCACTTTACTTGGCTTCTTATCTTTTTAAAATACTTTGCTTTCATTATTCCTCCTTTATTTTAAAGTGTTCAATCAGTTCATTTACGGTAGCCTTGTGAATGACGTCCAAATTCACGTCAACATCATTGTAAACCCAATAAGTAGAGAACTTGATTTCAGGACACAGAATCCATTTATCACCATCCGTAAACCATTGGTTCTTGTCTGTATCATCTCTCAATGCAGCGATAGCTAGGAAAAGTTCCTCGTTCGTTCCGCAATCAATAAATTTCCCACATAAAGCACTATGTTTGTCAAAAGGGATGTCAAAAGAATCCGCAATCACATAATTAGGAGTATCAAATCCTTTCATTGGATATTGATAAGCCCATATTATACTACAATCATCTGTCCATTTAGGATAGTTTTTGGAATACCCCAACTCTTCCAGCCCTCTCCGAAGTTCCTGTGTATTTTTGCGTATAAAACACGGTGTTGTAAATCCCATAGTTATTCCTCCTTAATTATTCGCTCATTTATAATAAACTCTCCATGAATATCAATGGGAAGCATATTGGAAACACTCGCATGATAAGTCTTACCGTCCATTGCCTTACATAGTGGATGTATTTCTTTAGGCATAGGGGCAGGACATTTTTTACAATGTCTTATCATTTCAAAATGTCTGTTTTCCTTATTGCCACAACATTCACAATGAATTGGATAGTAAAAATAAGTACGTTCCAACTGGGTTTCTTTTCCACATATTTCGCATCTGCCCCATTCTATTGAATTACACATGATTGTTCCTCCTTCTCTGTTTTAATATCTGTTATTTTACCACGACAGACAAAGCACTGACCTATTCCCAAATCGAGTAAGGCACAATAGTTATCGTCTAAAAGATTAGAGCATTCCTGGCATAAGGAACATTCATTACAAAATCCTTCTGATGATTCATGCAGCACCCCGTCTATTATTATTCCGTTCTTTACTTCCATACCGTTCATTCATTAGAAGTTACACCCAAACACAATACTTTGTCAGAAACGCCTATATCGTCAAATTCCAAAGTTAAATACTCTGTATCGTAAGGATAAGGGTATCTGCAATTTTTCAATTCTTCATCCGTCAATTTGCGTCTGACACGCATCTCGATTTCAAAATCATCGGGAAGGTTCTCTATGATTTTTCTAAGTTGTCCTACGTTCTTTATTTCCATAATCAATCTCCTTTCTCTTTAATTCGTTCCAGTACATCCCTGTTAGCTTCGAGTATATCATCGAAAGACGGGATGGGAAACCATGAAACAACATCATCTATCACTTCATCATAATGACCGCCATTACTTTTCATCCATTTTCTTTTAGATGAAAAATACGCTTTGAATATATCACCATTCATAACCATTACAATACAGTCGCTAGATGTGTCACAACCAGCCTTGTCCTTAACGCTTATCCAAGGCGATTGCTTTGACTGCCATTCGGCACCAGAAATAAAGTCAACAATGCAGTATGGTCCACAATGAAGCTGCCTGTTTCTGCAATCATTGGAATATTTTTTCGCTGCTTCTTCTACTGTCTGTTTCATATCTTTTTTCATAATTCGTCAAACTCTTTTTGTAATTCTTTTATCTTACTATCCAAAGCATACATATAGCACTGAAGGAAATTCTTACCAAAAATTTCTTCCTTTAATGGTACATCATTGTGCATTCTGTTGTATGTAAATATCAATCCACCACCATATTTTATGTTAGAATTTTCAAGTGCCATCTTATGATCTTTGTATTCATCTATTTTATTGTTGATTTCTATTGCTTTGTTGAATTTATCTTTATCCATATTTCTCCTTTCCATCTACCCTAGCAGCATATACATTGCTACTAGGAATAGATAATAAATTGTTGTTTTACTCATTTCTATTCCGTTTTGAATTAAAGTACAAAGCATTTCACCTTGTAAAACAATCTACCTGGTGAACTCATGGCATAAACGTCTCCGTTGGCAAATTCAATTTTATTGCCTGTGCAGTTGATTATTCTATTATCTTCACTCTCCAATTTAAGAACCTCTTCTTTTGTCATATTTCATCCTCCTCTATTTCAAGTAAGACATTAAGTTCCACACTATCCGTAAATCCATCATCAGGATATACAGTTTCTTTTTCTACATATTCAATCCCGTGAACACGTATAAATTTAGCGTTCTCTTCATCCCAGTTTGATTCTGTTCTATCTGTGAGCATAAATACATTAGCTGATTTAGGCATTTTTTTAAGCTTTTCTATAAGCTCTCCAACAGTTAATGTTTTCATAATTTTATTCCTTTTTAATTTAATATTAATCATCTTCAACGAAAGTGTTAGTCGTGTTTATCACACCAGCAGAATCAACGCTCTTACCATCCCGGATAAACACTTTTTCTCGCATTAACTCTTCATAGTCATA